ATCCTTTTGAAGGATTAAATAAAATGACTTATGGTTTACGATCTTCTGAATTAGTTACCTTTACTGCAGGTAGTGGGTTAGGTAAGACTCAAGTAGTTAGAGAATTAATCCATCATTTATTAAAACAAACAGAAGAGAAACTTGGTTTATTAATGTTGGAAGAAACTCCAGTAATAACTTCTAAAGGGATAATGAGTATTGAAGCAAATCAAAGATTACATTTACCTGATGTTCATATTGGTAAAGAAGAATTAAGAAAATATTTTGATGCTACTGTGGGTACTGGTAGGATATTTATGTTTGACCATTTTGGTTCAAACTCTATTGATAATATAATTTCTAGAGTTAGGTATTTAGCAAAAGGTTTAGATTGTAAATATATTATTATAGACCATGTTAGTATAATAGTATCAGACCAGTCTCATGGAGATGAGAGAAGAGCATTGGATGAAATCATGACTAGACTTAGAACTCTTGTACAAGAGACTGGGGTTGGTATGATAGTAGTATCACATTTAAGGAGACCTGATGGCAAGGGACATGAGGAAGGTGCCTCTACGTCTCTCTCACAGCTAAGAGGGAGTGCTTCTATAGGTCAGTTAAGTGATATGGTTATTGGACTTGAGAGAGATGCACAGAATGATGACCCTGAAATCCGACATACTACAAGGGTTAGAGTATTAAAGAATAGATTCTCAGGTATTACTGGACCATGTTGTGATTTAAAATATGATATGGATACTGGTAGATTAGCAGAGGTAACATCAAGTGATTTTTGATAAAGTAATATTTGATATTGAAACAACTATTACTGCCGATAAAATTTGGTGCATCATTTGTAAACATAATAATACTTATTATCAATTTAAAGAAGATAGACTAAATAGGTTTGAAGAGTTTATAAAAAAAACTAAAGAAATTATAGGACATAATATAATTGGATTTGATATTCCAGTTTTAAATAAATACTTTGGTTATGATTTATTTAAAAATTGTAAAGTAACTGATACATTAGTTTTATCTAGACTACTTAATCCTATGATAGAAGGTGGTCATTCATTAAAAAATTGGGGTGAAAAACTCTATCATAAAAAAACAGAGTTTGATATCTTTGATAAATTTAGTGAAGAGATGTTAAAGTATTGTAGGAATGATGTTAATTTAACAGAAAAATTATATAACTTTCTTTGTAAAAAAATGACAGACTTTGGAGAGTCTATTGCATTAGAGCATAAGGTTGCAAAGATTATACAACGACAACATCAAAAAGGATTTTTAATAGATGTTGTAGGTGCTCATATGTTACAGGCAAAGTTTCAGGAAGATATGAATAACCTACAATTAATTGTAAGAAAAACTTTTCCTCCATTAAAAGTAGAAACAGAATTTATTCCTAAGTCTAATAATAAAACGAGAGGATATGTAAAGGGAGTTCCTTTTACAAAGGTTAAATATAAAGAATTTAATTTAGGTTCACGTCAACAAATAGCTGAACGATTAGTATTACTGGGATGGAAACCTAAAAAGAAAACAGATAAAGGACATACAATAGTTGATGAAAAAGTTTTATCGGAGATTAAAAATATTCCTGAAGCTGAACTTATAAAAAAATTTCTCACTCTTCAGAAAAGAATTGCTCAAGTCAGTTCTTGGATTGAAGCTATTAGAGAAGATGGTAGAGTACATGGCAAAGTAATTACCAATGGTACAGTTACAGGAAGAATGAGCCATCAATCGCCCAATATGGCACAGGTTCCTGCTGTGTACTCACCTTATGGAAAAGAATGTAGGGCATTATGGATAGTAAACAAAGGTTATAAATTAGTAGGTGTTGATGCTTCAGGACTTGAGTTGAGGATGTTAGCACATTACATGAACGATAAAGGATATACAAATGAAATCATTAATGGAGATATACACACAACAAATCAAATTAATGCTGGTTTGGGGTCAAGAGATGAGGCGAAGACATTTATTTACGCACTCATCTATGGAGCAGGTTCAAAAAAAATCGGAAGTATCATCAAAAGGTCTGAGAGAGATGGAGAAAGAGTTAAAGAAAAATTTCTTAGAGCTACACCAAGTTTTAAACGACTACGAGAAAGAGTGGATGGAGTGGCTCAAAAAAGATGGCTCAGAGGTCTCGACCAAAGAAAAATCCTCATAAGACACCCCCACGCTGCGTTAAACACCCTATTACAGGGTGCTGGTGCGTGTGTTATGAAGAAAGCGTTGACATTACTAGACCAATATGTTATAAATAAACGAATCAAAGCTTATCCTATTGTTAATGTACATGATGAGTTTCAATATGAGGTTGAAGATAGTAGAGCCGAAGAGTTTGGAAACTTAGCAGTACAATCAATAAGAGAAGCAGGAAAGGAATTAAAAATAAGGTGTCCGTTAGATGGAAAATATAAAATCGGAAACAACTGGGCAGAAACGCATTGATACAATAGCAACTGATATTAAAAAATTAGTAGCTGGTATATCAAATGGTAAACCTGCTAACGTAACAGAAGAGAACATGGATAAGTTCCTTAGTAATATTAAGGAAGCTTTTAATTCATGGAACAATCCTATTAGAGAAAAAGATGGGAAGTTAAGAATGTCAGTACTAGGTAAACCACCTAGACAATTATGGTATGATAGATTTAGTCCAAAGAAAACTAAAGCTTATGATGCTAGTTTAAATATTAAATTTTTATATGGACATATATTAGAACACTTATTATTATATCTAGCAGAATTAACTGGACATAAAATAGGCGACCAACAAAAGAAAGTAGAGATAGATAATATTAAAGGACATATAGATGCAACAGTAGATGGTGAAGTATGTGATGTTAAGTCAGCATCATCATTTAGTTTTAAGAAATTTAAAACAGGTGAGTTAGTTGGTGATGACCCTTTTGGTTATCATGCCCAGCTATCAGGATATGAAGCAGGGATGGGTACGAACAAGGGTGGCTTTTTGGTTATGGATAAATCAAGTGGAGATGTTTGTTTCTATAAACCTGATGAGTTAGCTAAACCTAATGTTCCAAATTTAATTAAAACTTTACAAGATACATTAAAAAGAAATTCACCACCTGATAGGTGTTATCAATTATCAGAAACTAAAGGTGGAAATAAATCTTTACCTATTGGTTGTCAGTTTTGTGCACATAAATGGGAATGTTATAAAGATGCTAATGATGGTAAAGGATTAAGAGTATTTAAATATTCTAATCGGTATGTTTATTTGGCTCAAGTAAATAGACAACCTAATGTTGAAGAGATAACTAAAAACTTTTCAGAAGAATTAAAAACATATGGAAAAAGAAAAGTTGTATAAACCATTACCTGATAATGAATGTATTAACCTTACAATTGCTAAGAGTAAGATACAAGGGTTAGGATTGTTTACTAAATTGTTTGCACCAAAGGGTGTTAATTTTGGTGTGAGTCATTATAAAATTAAAGATGAATTAATACGCACACCTTTAGGAGGTTTTATAAATCATTCAGATAAACCTAATTGTGAGAAAGCAAAATCTCTAGATACAAATTATAGTAAATATAATTTAATTGCTATAAGAGATATAAAAGCATGGGAAGAACTAACTGTTAAGTATACATTTTATAATATGGGAAGTAATGGTAAAAATCTTTCTGTATCAGAGAAACTACAGAATGAATTAGAACCTATTGTTAATGCTCCTATGATGGACTTGGAATAATGTTAACAATGGCTAAAGCTATAGTGGGTTTTTTATTATTAAGTCTTACTGGAGGACTTATAATTTATTTTCTTAAAGATTATAAATATATTTATAAGAAGAAGAAAAAGAAATGAACACTAAACAAATGAGTAAGATAAGAAACAAAGCTAAACATATTATGGTAGCTTGGCTTAAAGGATTATTAAATCCTGATGAACAAAAGAAAGTTAATGTTAAGAATGTATTTAAATTATTACCAAATCAAACTCATTATTGGCAAGGAACTACATTACGTTTACAACCTTGGTCTTATAAATGGATAGTTAAAAAATTAAAAAAGAATCCTTATTGGACTATAGATGAGAATCGCATCAATTGTCCTGATCATTCTGATGACACATATTCGTTTATTGGAAACCCGCCAACAAAAAAAAGATTTGATTATACACAAGCATGGAAGGAAGTTGAATCATTTTTTCAAAAAAACGGACATACATCTGTCAATAGGTATCCTGTAGTTTGTAGATGGCGTGATGACTTGTATTTTACGATTGCATCAATTGTTGATTTTCAGAGAGTGATGGGAAGTAAAGTTGTGTTTGAGTTTCCTGCAAACCCACTTGTAGTTCCACAAACTTGTTTGCGATTCAAAGATTTGGAAAATGTTGGTGTTACTGGACGACATTTTTCAAGCTTTTGTATGATTGGACAACATAGCATACCAAATTCTCAAGGATACTGGAAAGATGAGTGCGTTGATTTGGATTACAGACTGGTTACAGAACAATTTGGAGTTGATAAAAAAGAAATTGTTTTTGTAGAAGATGTTTGGGAAGGCGGTGGTTCGTTTGGTTCTTCTTTAGAATTTTTTGTAAAAGGATTAGAGCTTGGCAACGCAGTGTTTACAGAGTTTCAAGGAGACCTGACCAATTACAGAACTCTAGATCAACAAATTATTGATATGGGTGCAGGTCTGGAAAGATTTGCCTGGATCACAATGGGTACTCCAACTGCATACGATTGTTGTTTTGGGCCTATTACCGGCAATCTAATAGAGCAGACAGGAATAGATACAGATTCTGAACTTTTGGTTAGATATTTTACTGGAATTGCGAAAAATTTTGAGCGGTTTAGTGATTTATCAGAAGTAAGAAAAAATGCAATCAAATCAGCCGGTCTATCAAACGAACAGATGGACAAAATCATAACTCCGATTGAGGGAATTTATCTAATCATTGATCATGTCAGAACTCTAATTTTTGCGATATCAGATGGAGCATTGCCAAGTAATGTTGGTGGAGGATACAATCTTCGAATGATGCTTAGAAGAATCATATCTACGATGGATAGGCTCTCGCTAAAATTTGACATAAATGATATGATTGATATGCAAATTGATTATCTCAATGATACATATCCTGAACTAGAAGAAACACGTGAAGATGTCAAAACCATAATTGCAATTGAGACTGATAGATATGAAAATTCAAAATCTAGGATGCAAAAAATTGTTAGTAAATTAAATCAAAAGCCAACTGTTGATGATTTAATCCGACTGTACGAATCAGATGGTGTAACGCCTGATTATCTAAAGGAAATGAAGGTAATTTCTGATATTCCATCAACATTTTATAGCAAATTATCTGAACTGCACCAATCAAAGAAACAAAAAGAGCAAGATCAACTTTCATTAGAAGGATTACCAGAAACTGAACTTTTGTACTATGGAGATGATCCAGAAAAGTTTGATGCCAAAGTTCTCAAATCATTTGACCAGTATGTTGTGCTGGATAG